GTGTATAAGAGACAGATACACTAAAAGCGTAAAAAATTCAAGATATTTTTAAAAATATTTCGCTTTTTGCTTGACATTACGCTTTTAGCGTGATATTATATATGTGTACCAAGGAGGTGAGGCAAATGGAATATCCTAAAATCACGTTAAAAGCTGCAAGGGTAAACGCTGGTTTATCTCAAAAAGAAGCAGCTGATATGCTTAATATTAGCAAGGAAACTCTTTCTAACTACGAAAAAGGAACATATTCGCCAAGTTGGGATATGGTGCATAGAATAGGTGAACTGTATAGATTTCCTGTTGACTTTATTTTTTTTGGAAAAGATTTACGCTTAAAGCGTATCACTTGATTTCTGTTATTTATCTTACAATTAGCTTAAATGACAAAGTGAAGTTAGGGTAAATATACCCTTTTCACAACAAAAAGCCAAATAAGCGGTTTTATGTGGCTTTTAAGAGGATATATACCCTCAAAAATCCGAACTTCACTTTGGCAATTTAGGTATCTTACAATTACAGTATAACAAATCAGCTGTACAATAAGCAGGACTTTGCCAAATAGCAGAGAACAGCATAGGAAAGGAGGAATGGCTATAATAACCGACATAATAAACTGCGTACTCTTATTTGTTGCAGTAACAATATTTATTTGGTTTGAAATTGATAATCTTAGAATAAAAAGAAAGATAACCCGACTTAATCAGAAAGTTGAACATTTGTTGCAGTTAGCTGACATACAGTTCAAACCTCAAAAAGAAGAGTTATCCGATGAGTTTAAGTTATATCTTTTACAAAAGCAGATAGATAGTTTAGAATTTGCAACCCTAAACCGGAATTGTCAAGATAAAGACCAAATAAATAGACAGTAATGGTTGAGAGTGAAAAAATTAAAAATCTGATAAATAAATTTAGTTTTTGATTATTAACATTTTTAGTTTTTGGAACTGGTATTCTTGTTAACCAAGTGAAACAGTGCTTCATCAAATACTTATAATGGTAAAAAGTTTCAAAAAAGGCATTTTCGAGGGCAATAGACATAAAGTGCATTTTTAAATCACTTTCTAACCCAAAATAAGATTTATGAGCTTTGTTTAAAACTTTCGTAATAGGAATTATGAGTTCAAAGTTTTGCTGAAATTCTTTGCTGTTTATATTTTTCAAATACTTGTTGTATAAATATTTTGTGTGTAACATTCTATAAAGATTTATAAAGAAATTTGTTATAGCAATTACACAATAGATAGCAAGTATTTTCAAAAACATCAGCAACATTCCTTAAGACGATTTTGTTTAATTATACAATTTATTATTAAAATCGTCAATTCAAAAACTATTCATTTATCAAACATTAAAAACAGATTAGAGGTGAGAGCAATGTTTTACAATGAACTTGACTATTTGGACGATGAAGAAGTTGAGACAATTTGTTCAAGCAAAATTCCAACCGAGGACGAATTAGAAGATAATCTAAACAAAGTTATTGACGAAAAACTACTTCATTCGTTTTATCTGCTTGGCAAGTATGATGTCAAGATAGAGAGAGCATACCGAGAGGGTTTCAGGAGCGGTCTTGCATTGACTATTTCGGTTACCGCTCTATTATTATCACTGGTGGCATTAATATGGAAACTACAGACAATATTAACGCTATTACCGAAATAATTATCGGGACCCAAAAACGGATTTTTTCTTTTCTGCGGTATAGTAAAAACATTTTCCCTTTTTTAGAAATACAGTAGTATTTAGGATCGGGTGAATAGTCAATAAGATGATAACGCAACAAGAAAGAATATTTTTCTTTAAATTTATAGTCAACATCTTGTTTTAAAAGTTTATTACCTTTATATAAGGACTTAAGTATTCTCACTTCTGATTTATCAAGAATGAGGTCTTTATGAGAAGTTGACATAGTGTGCACCTCCTTTCATAGTTAATCATAGCATTTAAGGTCGTGTAAAGCAATAAAATATCGAAAAGAATAGTAGAACTTGAAAAAGTAGAACTTGAAAAAGTTCTTGTCAAACAGCAGAAAACAGCGTAAAGAGGAGGTGAAGAAGATGATTGATGAAATCCTTATCAATCCTAAAACAAATCAGGAGTACAGAGATGTACCGCCGATGGTGGCGGCTAAATATCTCGGTGTGGCCCTTAACTTTGTGTATGACGGCTTAAAGCAAAAAGCACTGCCGATTGGTACAGCAGTACAGAGCGAAAAGGGCAGATGGACTTACAATATCCCTTGCGACAGGCTCAAAGCATATGCAAGCGGTGTTGATGTTTTGCAGACCACACAGCTTTTAGAAATGTTTATCAGTAGAAAAGAGGCGTAATTAATGGCACTCAGACACATTAAAACAAAACGCAGTCTTAAGGATGAGAACAAGCACTTACATAGCTTAGTCAGGCACCTACAGATTGAGCTTGAGAACGCAAGACTTGACCTTTGCATTAAGAATGACGCAATCAACGGTTACAAAAGCGAAAACGCAAGGCTTAGACAACGCATTAACAGTATGTATGCGTATGATGTTTTTGGGGAGGAGGTGTAACAGATGACAAAAAAAGTAAAATCCAAAGTGCTTGAAATAATGGCACTTGCACTCGAATTTAACGGCAGAAGTACAAAGTGTGAGTGCACTGGTAGCAAGCCGACAATATTTGTTAATTTTAGCGGTCATACATGCGAGTTAGATGTTAATATCTGCACACAGGGGTGGACTTTTCACAATACAAATGCAAGAGAGATTAGAGATATAATTTATCTCGACCGTACATCGACATTAAAAGAGCTCAACAAAACATTAAAAACGCTTAAAGCTGTTATCGCAGAATACGAAGAAAGAGAAAACCGCTGAAACTCTCGCACAGTTCCAGCGGTTCAAAAGGATATATAAAATTAATATCAATTTTATTATATCCTCAAATCAAATAAAAATCAAGAGGGAGATAAGATGATTACCTGCAATCAATTCTGCAATACATTTGCGGTAAGCATTGACAGTGCTGTATTTGAGGAAGTAAAACGGAGGGCAGAGCGTAAGCGTAATTACATAATAAGCCGTTTTGGTGACGGCAACGGTGCAAGACTTACAGAAAAGTATATGCTTGAGCTTATGCGTGATGAGCTTTGCTCATTTACCTTAGAGCAGTCAACAAGGCTTGCTGTGGGAGGTGTTTAAGAGTGTGTTACGGTTTAGCTCCAAATGCACCTATACCGCAAAAGAAAGGTGAATGTGCTTGCTGCGGTTACGAACTCAGAGAAGATTATACATATTTTGAGGACAGCGAGTGCAACAAATTTTGTAGTAAAGACTGCGCAGCAGAATTTCATAAAATCACAGAAAAGGAGTGGCAGTGATGAACGAACAGTCACAGCTTATTGTAGTTAAGCAAATACCGATTATTATTGAAAAACTTGAGTCTGTTAAATCTGAAATTGAGCACAAGGTAAATGTTGCTTGCTCAATGGTTTGCACAGATGAGAACTACAAAGAAATCAAAAAAATTCGTTCGGCTCTCAACAAAGAGCTTGCCGAGTTTGAAAGTCAGAGAAAAGCCGTTAAGTCCGAGGTAATGACACCGTACGAGCATTTTGAAAGCGTGTATAAGGAGTGTATTTCCACACCTTATAAAAAAGCTGATTCAGCATTAAAGAGCAAGATTGAGGCTATCGAGCAAGGGCTTAAACAGGAAAAGCACGATAAATCAAAAGCGTATTTTAACGAGTACGCCCAAACGCTCGGCATTGATTTTGTAAAGTACGAGCAAGTCGGCTTGAGCATTACGATGACGGTTACGCTTAAAAAGCTCAGAGAAACAATCAAGGCTTTTCTTGACAAGGTTATGGACGACATAAAGCTCATTGCAGTGCAGGAGCATAAAGACGAAATTCTGTACGAGTACAAGCAAACTTTGAATGTATCGGCTGCAATAACTTCCGTAACTGAAAGATACAAGGCTATTGAAGCCGAAAGAGCAAGGGCAGAAACTGAAAAAACAGAGCGTGAGAAAGCAGAACTTAACGAGCAAGCAACATTGAACGAATATGAACCGTTCGAGGCAAATGTTGCAGTAGAAGTAGCTCCACCGGAAGAAAAACCACATATTAATCAAACCGATGAAAAAGTATTTTCTCTTACATTTACAGTATATGGTACTAAAACGCAGCTTAAAGATTTTGCAATAGCAGTTAAAAATTTAATCAACGAAAGGGGATTAAGATATGAGTAATTATAACATTCAGAATCAGATTCAGCAGAGAAAACCAAAATTTTCAGCCATGCTCCAGACAGTGGCTTTTCAGAAAAGCCTTTCAAATTCAATGAAAGACCCGAAGGAAATCCAAAAGTTTACGGCGGCTATCACATCTGTGGTAAGCACTAACCCGGCACTCGAAGAATGTGATGCTGGAACAATTCTTTCAGCGGCACTTTGCGGACATTCGCTCGGGTTGCCACCATCACCACAGCTCGGACAGTATTACATGGTTCCGTTTAAGGACCGTAAGAACAATCGTACAACAGCAACATTCGTTCTCGGTTATCGTGGCTATATTCAGCTTGCTATCCGTTCAGGACAGTATAAGAGACTTAATGTGGTGGAAATCAAAGAGGGAGAACTTCTCAATTGGGATCCGCTTACAGAAGAAATTACAATCAAAATGATTGAAGATGAAACAGAGCGTGAAACAGCTGAAACAATCGGATACTATGCTTATTTTCGCTATGTAAACGGCTTTGAGAAAGCTCTTTACTGGAGTAAGGATAAGATGAAACAGCACGCAATGAAGTATTCAGCCGGATATGCAAATGATATCAAGAAGGGTACAAGCTATACATTTTGGGCAAAAGATTTTGATGCAATGGCTAAAAAGACGATGCTTAGACAGCTTATCAGCAAATGGGGCGTTATGAGTGTTGAAATGCAGACAGCGTATGAATCTGACAATCATATTATCAATGCCGACGGTACTCCAGATTACGAAACAAATACAATGATTGATGCAGATGTACCTTCTGATGTAACATTACCAGAACCATCTGAACAGCAGACCGATGATGAAGCTTTCTCAATTGATGATCTTGCAGAGTGAGCAAGATGATTGATTTAGATATTATTAGTACAGGCTCTAAAGGCAACGCAGTCTTTCTTGGTGGTCAGACCTTAATTGATTGCGGAGTGCCTTTTAGCAAACTTGTTGATGCGAAAGTTGTTGATAAGATTAAGTATATTTTCCTAACTCATCAACACAGAGATCATTGCAATATTGCAACCATTAAGAGACTTATTAACGAACACCCCCTAATTAAGATAATCTACCCAAATTATCTGTGCAGACATTTTAGTGATTTTGAAATCCCCTTTCTGATAAAAAGTTCGTGTATAGTTACTGAGAGCAAATGGTACACAATAGGCAATATTACATTTTCAGCTTTTCCGTTAAGACACGATGTGCCTAATGTAGGCTGGAAGCTCTACTTTCGCACTCAACAGGGGATATATAAAGTCATATATGCTACCGATACTGCGGATATATCTCATATCGTAGCTAAAAATTATGACTTGTATCTTATCGAGGCTAATTTCACTCAAGATGAAATTATTAATCGAATAAAAGATAAGAGAATGAATGGTCAATATGTGTACGAGGAGAGAGTTCTTCGTACACATTTGAGCAAAGAAAAATGCGATGAATGGTTGTATCAGAACATGGGTGTCAACAGTGCTTATGTTTATATGCACCAACATGAGGTCTTATTATGATTACATCAGCAAATATAGTGGCATATGACGGCTACAACTTAATAGTAAGACCTCGTGACCGCATTGGCAGAGAACTTTCACAAAAACAGGTCAACGAGGTTGAAATAAGAATAGTTGACGGTAGAGAAATATCTGCCGAACAACGAAGAAAAATATACGCAGTAATCAGAGATATTGCATTCTGGTGTGGTGATAATCCGGAATGGATAAAGGAATACTTCAAATTTAACTTTTGTGGTGAGTTTGGAATAAAGTATTTCTCCTTGGCAGACTGCGAAAAAAGCGTAGCAAGGGATTTCATAAGCTATCTGATAGACTTTTGTTTTTATCAGAACATCGGTACAAGAGATACCTTGCTTAATGTTACAGATGATATTGGTAGATATTTATATAGCTGTCTTGAAAATCGTAAGTGTGCGATATGCAATGCTCCCGGCGAAATTCATCATGTTGATAGAGTTGGGATGGGCCGAGACAGGGAACAGATAGTTCATATAGGACTTAGAGCCATCTGCCTTTGCAGAAAACATCACGATGAAGCACATTGGCATGAAAAAGAACTGTTTGAAAAGTATAAAATCTATGGCATAGAACTCGACGAGTATCTCTGTAAAAAACTCAAACTCAATACAAAGGAGTGATGTAGTGAATGGCTGGACAACCAAAGCAAGGTTTAGACTTTGCCGCTTGGGATGTTCACATTTTCGATGACGATGAGAGATTTGATGTGCTTATCGATGCACAGGGATGGAGCGGCTTTGGCGTGTTCTTCTATATTTGCACGAAAGCATATGCCACTAATGGTTATTACTATGAGTGGCGAGAAAAAACCAGTGCGGCCGCAATAGCGAAACGAATGAGCGGTGGAATTAAATCAGATACGGTAAAACAGGTAGTACAGCTTTGCTTACAAATTGGGCTGTTTGACAACGGGCTGTTTGATAGGGAGAGAATACTGACAAACAAAATGATGCAAGAACGGTATATGTACGCTATTGAGAAACGCTCTAAGCGAGGTCGCACAATTAATAAAGATTACTGGCTTTTGAAAGAAGATGAAACAAAGGCTTATATAATTGTACCCGAAAATGAGCATAATCTCTCCGAAAATGGGAATAATCTCGCCGAGAATGACATAAAGAAAAGTAAAGTAAAGGAAAGTAAAGAAAAAGAAAAGAAAAGCGATGTTTTTATTTCTTTATTGTTAAAAGAAGAAAGCACTTATCAAGTGACATTTTCTCAGCTGAATAATTTTAAAAATATTTACACATTGATTGATGTTGAAAACGAACTCGTAAAGATGTCTAAGTATTTTGAGCTGCACCCCGACAGCAGAAAAACACTTGATGATATCGAGAATTATATAAACCGTTGGTTAAGAAAAAGGAGTGAGGAATTTGACGGCGTACGAAAAAATAATTCAAAAGTACCTGTCAAAAGACGGAGCACAGGAGCGTTTAACACAGGCGAGGTTGTACTCTAAGCTTACGGCAGAGGAAAAGGCACAGCGAGAGGCGGATATTCTCAATGCTCAACAGGGAAAGTTATCAGATTACGATTGCAAACTCTGCAAAAACAAAGGCGCTGTATATCGTGCAATAAAAAGAGATTTCTGTGGCACTGAAACTTTTGAGGTTGTTAGCCGACCCTGCGAGTGCTTAAAGGTGAGAGCAGAGATTAGAAGAATTAAGAAAAGCGGACTTTCAAAGCTTATTGAGAGATATAACTTTGACACATATCTTGTAAAAAATGATTGGCAAGGTTACATAAAGAAATGTGCTGTTGACTACGCCAAAAAGCCGATTGATTGGTTTTACATTGGCGGTCAGTCAGGCTGTGGCAAAACACATATATGTACAGCTATTGTCGGTTATTTGTTAAAACAAGGCAAATCAGCAAGGTATGTGCTGTGGGGAGATGATATAACAGCAATCAAGCAAGCAGTGACTGTTTCCGAACAGTACGATAAACTTATGAACAATATCAAAAATGCAGAGGTACTGTATATTGATGATTTTTTCAAGACACGCAGCGGCGAGAGTGTAAGTAATGCAGATGTTAATACAACATTTAAAATTATAAATCATCGTTACAATGAACAGTTGCCTACGATTATCAGTTCCGAACTGTCAATCAATGAGATTTCTGCGATTGATGAGGCATTAGGCAGCCGCATAGCCGAAATGACAAGAACGCATAAGATTTACATTTCAAAGGATAAAAGCAAAAATCAGAGGTTTTACTATGGATAAATCAGTAACAGAATTTTTTATGAAAATGGAAAAAGTGCCGACTGTAACGGCTCAGGAACGCAGAGTGAGGACCGTTAATGGCAAGCCGATATTTTACGATTTACCGAGAATAAAATCGGCAAAGGCTTTACTTGTGGCTCATCTAAAACAGCATAGACCGCCAAAGCCATATGATAGCGGTGTAAGGCTGAGGGTAAGCTGGCTTTTTCCAAAAGGCAGACACAAAGACGGTGAGTATCGTATTACAAAACCCGACACAGATAACCTACAAAAAATGCTCAAGGACTGTATGACGCTCGTGGGCTTTTGGACAGATGACGCACTCGTGGCAAGCGAGATGTGTGAAAAGTTTTGGGCAGATGTACCAGGCATTTACATAAGGATTGAGGAACTGTGAATATTTCGGAAGTTAAACGCAACCTTGAAAGAACTGTGTTGTACAATCGTGCAGAATACATTCTGACAGGCTGTATCATCAGACGAGGCATAACAGGAAAGTTTTATTATCAGGCTGAAATAAAGGATTTAAACGCTAATTCTGCATTGTTGTATTGCAGACTTGAAGATTTGGAGGAGATGAAATAAATGTATTCAGCTATATGTCAAATATGCCGTAACAAATTTACCGCAAGAGCAAAAACAACAAAATATTGTTCAGCTTGTGTCAGTAAAGCCAAAGCCGAGGCGGCGTTACACAGAAAAGAGCAGTTAAATAGACCGCTGACAACCGATACAGAATTTTTAATATGTTTATATACATACAGAGGTGATTCGATATCACGCATTGCAACGGATTTGAACAGAAGCGAAGAGGATGTTCAAAGCATATTAAATGAAGCAAAAGCAAGCGGTCGTTATAACGAGCACATACAAAAACATCTTAACTCTGTGAATTACAAAAGTACACTTATGGAGGATAAAGAAAATGATTGATTGTTCAAAAACTAAAAATTACTTGACGGAGTTGCGAAGGATGACTAAACAACGGAAGGACGGAGGATGCGAACTTAAATGTGTAGATTGCCCTTTGAGCCGTTCAAATAATGACATAGGCATTCCGTGCACGAACCTTGAAACGAGTTATCCCGAAAAAGCAATTGCAATTGTACAAAAGTGGAGCGATGAACATCCGCAGAAGACTTATTTGAGTGAGTTTTTAAAAAACTATCCGAATGCTCCTCTTGTTCACGATGGAACACCTGAAATATGCCTTCGAAAGTTAGGCTTGACAGATATAAAGACTTGTAGAGTAGGCGGCTGCGTAGAATGTTGGAATCAGCCTATTGAGGAGAGTGAAAGTAAATGAGGGTTTATCAGTGCGATTGTTGTAACAAAGTTATCTCAGATCCACACACAGTTAAAATGAAGGAATTTTATGTAGGGATGGATTTTGATTGCGGAAGTAGGATTGCAATTCCTATCGGAAGCAAGAGAAAAATTAAAATACAGCTATGTGATGATTGTTACAAAGGCTTACATCTTATTGCCGAATTATTGCTGAAAGAAGAGAGTGAAAATAATGTCTGAAAAAGAATTAAAAATCCGTGAGGTATGCGGTGATTATGCGTTGGATATACCGTTCGCAGACGGTAGTGTAAACACGATATACTTTAATTCAAAGCGAAATGCCGAAAATGTTAAACGCATTATTGAGATTGACGGAAGTAAACCCAATCATGCTACGGTGTGTGAAATGGAAGAAATCAGGCACGGAAAGTGGGAATTTGAAAAAGATATTTGTGGTTGTGCTTGGTTTACTTGCACAAACTGCCATAAATACATCATTATGGCAAAACATAGATTGTACCCATATTGTCCCTATTGCGGTGCAAAAATGGAGGTAGAAAATGGGTGAAAAAGAATATATAGAGCGTGAAGTTGCACAGAAAATTTTAAAAGTTTTAGCAGATTACGCTTATAATGTCGCAAAATCGCTTGATACAGTACCCGCCGCCGATGTGCAGGAAGTAAGGCACGGGAAAAATTTAACTAAAGCTCACCCTGTTGATGAATTTATTTGTTCTGAATGTGGTTATATGACCGAAGATTGCACAGAGAAAAAATATAGCCAGGACGGAGATTATTGTTATCTTTGCGAATATGAATATAAGTTTTGCCCGAATTGTGGTGCGAAAATGGATAAGGAGTGATACAAATGAGAGAAGTTACAATAGGAGATTTTGTAGAAACAATTCATGATATTAACGGTATTTTAACAGCCGTAAAAGAGGGTTATTATGGTTTAACTGCCTTTATTGCAACCGCTGATGGGCAAACATTTTATTGTCCCGTTAGTGATTTAAAAGATTGTATCTACAAGGAGGATATATGAGAGAAATATTATTCAGAGGTCAAACTCGCAGATATGGCGAAAAAGTCAGAACTTTAAAGGAGTAAAAATTATGACAAGATATGAACTCGAAAGACATTTAGGGAAATATGTTGAAATCGTACTTTTTGACGGAACGGTGATTGAGGGCATTTTACATAAAACAAGTGAAAAAGCCTTCGAAAATGACGCTAATTTGTCAATACCAAAGTTACGATATTTCTGCACTTGTGGGGATAAGGTTGTTAGTAATTGTGTTTTTAGATTGTCCCACATTAAAAAAATCAGTCGTAGTTAAACTCTCAAAGTGGGTAAAAAAGGAAGTCAGAAAAGTAGGTGAAGCGGAAGCATACTGCTTAACTTGCGGGAGAGAGGTTGTTTATCAAGTCATTAACAACCGTTATCAATTTGAAAACTATTGCCCACATTGCGGTGCAAAAATGGATAAGGAGTGAGCAAGAATGAAAGCCCATATAACTAAAGAACCTGCTGACATATGTGATCATTATACACGAGATTGTAGTATATCTTTTCTCGCTACCGTTACATATCACCCACCTAAGAATAGTCATAGGAACGCACCTTGTCCTTGTGGAAGCGGAAAGAAATATAAAAGATGTTGTTTGATAAAGGAGAACAGGCAAAATGACAAATTTTGAAAAGATAAAGCAGATGAGCGTTGAGGATATGGCGGAAATGTTGCTTGATGCAAGTGAAAAACATTTTACATACTGCAACCATTGTTCATATCAAAGTTTTTATGCACCGCATTGTACATCTAGCAACCTTCGAACAGATTGCGTATATGCAATCAAAAAATGGCTTGAAAGTGAGGTAGATACGAATTGACGGCGAGAGAGATTAAGGGCAAAATAATAGATTTTGAACTGTATCGTATGGAAAAGGAGCTTGAAAAATTTAAGGATTACGATAAAAAGAACTTGTTTGCAGATTATTATGCTAGTGACGAATGCAAAAACCCAGACAGTTACGGAATTGTATGTGTAAAATGCGGAGAGTGCGGACGTACTTTTACAAAAGATGGAATTTTAAAGGAGAATTAAAATAAATGAAAGTACATCATTGCATAGATGTTTGTTGTGGAGGCCGTATGTTTTACTTTGATAAACATAACCCAGATGTAGTCTTCATGGATAACCGTAAATTTACTGTCAAACCTGATGTTGTGGCCGATTTCAGGAATATCCCTTTTAAAGATGATACGTTTAATTTAGTAGTATTTGACCCACCGCATCTAATCAAAGTAGGGGATAAATCTTGGTTGGCAAAAAAGTACGGTAAACTTAACCCACATACATATAAAGATGATTTATCTCAAGGGTTTAGGGAATGTTTCAGAATTTTGAAACCATATGGAATTTTGGTTTTTAAATGGAATGAAACGGATGTTAAAACTAACGAGATAATTAAATTATCACCAATACCTCCAATTTTGGGACATAAAAGTGGGAAAAATGGTACTGAAAGTGAGGTGGAAGAATGACCGCAAAAGAAATCAAAGACATAAACCGAGAAATTACGAGGTTAAAAGCTAAGATTGCACGCATAGCCGCCGAGGCTGACAATACATCGCCTAAGCTGTCGGATTTACCGAGTGCAAGTCAAACATCTGACAAGGTCGGCAATGCGGTGGTGCAGATTGCAGATATTCAAAGGGAGATACAAAACCTTGAAATTCGCCGAAACGCAGCACTCAACAGCCTATCTCGTGACGATTTTGTGGAGAACTGCTTATTTATGCACCTTAGCCTGCGATACAGCTGGGCGAAGATAGCAGTTGATACAGGCGGAATCAATACCCCCGACAACATAAGAATTATGTGCAACCGCCACCGTTGGTAAAAGTTGTTCGGTTTTTCGGTTTAGGTGCAGTATAATATAAAATGAAGAAATCGATAATAAGAGACATTTTGTAGTTCTTTTTCAAAACAACGGCAGACCGCTCTCACTTGAGGGCGGTTTTGCTGTATCGAAAAATCGAAAGGGCGGTGATACCGTGAAAGACAAATTAAATGCAAGACAGAGGAAGTTTGCGGAATATTATGCGCAGAGCGGTAACACAGTTCAGAGTGCGATACAGGCAGGATATTCAGAAAATTACGCAAACGCAAGAGCGTATGAATTGTTGGAGAATGTTGGAGTTTCAAAATACATCAAAGAGTTATCCGACAAGCTCAAAGATGAACGCATTATGAGTGCTAAGGACAGACAGGTTGCTCTCTCTGACATTGCAAAGAGTGCCGAGCAGGACCCGTCAGACCGTATTCGTGCGATTGATACACTCAACAAAATGACGGGTGAATACATTGTCAAGGTTGACGCAAAGGTTGAGCAATCCGAAAAGCTCTCTGATGTGTTCAGACAGTTAGGCGGTGAGGGGCTTGACGAATAAGATACAAAATAAGTTGGAGGTTACAACTATGAAAGAGATATTCAAGAAAGTTACATTAAAGGGTTTTGAAAGATACTCGGTAAGCAATTACGGAAATGTTCGCAACAATATTTCAGGTAATGTTCTGAGTAAGCGTAAGGCAAGCAACGGCTATCTGAGAGTTAATTTACGAACGGGTACTGTGCCCTATGAAAAACCTACAGTTGTTCACGTTCATAGACTTGTTGCAGAAGCTTTTCTTCCGCCTATTGAGGGCAAATCATATGTTAATCATATTGACGGAAACAAAGAAAACAATGTTGTTGATAATCTTGAATGGTGCACGCCGCAAGAGAATAGTGAACACGCATATAGAACTAAGGCTGATTATCGAGAAGAATGTAAAGTCAACATTGTCAAAGCACAAAATCGTTGTAAGAAGAAGCTGAAAATGATCGTTAACGGCAAAGTTCAATGTGTTTTTGGTTCTAAATCAGAAGCCGCCAAAAAGCTAGGGGTAAATGAAAAGACGATATACAACTATCTTCACGGAGCAACAAAGCCTATTGGTTATGAGCTTTTGGAGGTGATGTAAATGCCTTCGAGTAAATTCCCATTGTCACAAAAATATATAGATTTTATCAACAGCGTAAACAATGTAAGTGCGGATTTTCTTGAGGGTACTTAACTACTGCTTCCGGCAAGACAACGGTCGGTGCCGGTGTAAAGTTTATGCGAATGGTGTCGCAAAGTTCCAAAAAGATACATGCCATTGCCGCCAAGACAACCGGCAAGGCGGAGGAAACTATCATTCAGCAGGACAATGGTATTCTTGACCTGCACCGAAACGCTGTTTACTGCGGTAACGGCGACAAGGATTACAAACTGCCGCATATCAAGTTTGAGGGCAAAATTATCTATATTCTCGGCTACAGCAGTCGAGATAAATGGGAAATGGTACTCGGTGCACAGTTTGGCTGTGTGTATATTGATGAGATAAACACCGCAGATATTGAGTTTATCCGAGAGATGTCAACCCGTAATGACTATTTGCTTGCAACACTTAACCCCGATGACCCGTCTTTGCCTGTCTACAAGGAATTTGTAAACCGTTCAAGACCGTTTAAAAAATACGCAAAAGATGTTCCGCCCGAGATTATGGCGGAACTTAACGAAGAACCTGTGCCGGATTGGCGGTACTGGTTCTTTTCTTTTACCGATAATTTAAGCCTTACACCCGAACAGGTTGAAAAGAAAAAAGCCTCTGCTCCAAAAGGAACAAAGCTTTATAAAAACAAAATCTTAGGATTGCGAGGCAGGGCAACAGGGCTTGTATTCTCAAACTTTGAGAGGGCAAGGCACATAAAAACAAAAGAATGGGCAAAGCGGTTTTTAAACTCCGACCGTAAAAGCGAGCATTTTATTCAGTTTACGGCAGGACTTGACACCGCATATTCGCAGAAGTCACCCGACACAATCGCAATGACCTTTTTCGGAATCACAAACAGGGGCAAGTGTATTCAGCTTGACGAACGAGTGTACAACAATGCCGAACTACAAACTCCGATTGCACCGAGTGATACGGTACGAAATTTCATTGATTTTCTTGACCGCAATCGGGAGGAGTGGGGCTTTGCGAGAACTGCTTTTATTGATAATGCGGACCAAGCGACAATTACAGAATATCAAAAGTACAAGCGACAGTACGCCTGCATTTATGACTTCGCAAATGCCTGGAAGAAAACAAAGATTATCGACAGAATTAACCTTGTGCTCGGCTGGCTTGCCACTGACTGTTATTTTGTGCTTGAACATTGTAAAAACACGATTGCCGAGTTTGAAATTTACAGCTGGCGAGAAGATAAAGACAACACACCCGAGGACGGTCACGACCATTGTATAAACAGTGGGCAGTATGCGTGGCTGCCGTTTAAAAATATTATTGGAAGTGAAATAAATGGGGCTGATAAACAGAATGGCTGATACAATCAGAACAGGATTAAGAAATTTTTTACATATCACTAAAGCGCCCGACAGAACGATAACCGTTGACGAAACGAGCAATCATCAAACTGAATGCTTTACCAACCGCATTTGGTATTGGGGCAACAGCAGACAGCTTTCACAGCTTTACACACAGCTTGACAGCGACAAAACACGCTTTTGGTCTGCCGAGTGTACCAAAGGGCTGAAAATACGAAAAATCCACACAGGCTTGCCCGCTCTCATTTGCGACACACTCGCTAATATTGTGATTGCAGACTACAACGGTACAGAGGTTACAAGCAAAAACACCACCGCCTATGCCGAACGGTGGGCGGAGATAGAGAAAGAAAACAAACTCGCAGGTATAATAAAGCAAATGCTCCTTACCCTTTGCATTGTGGGCGACGGTGCATTTAAAATCAGCTTTGACAAGGCTGTATCAGATGTGCCGATTGTTGAATGGTATCCTGCCGAGCAGATTGATTTTACATATGTGCGTGGCAGAATCAGAGAAGTAAAGTTTTACACCGACTACACGCAAAAGCACCGACATTTTCGCTTTGAGGAAACCTACGGTTACGGCTATATAAAATATGCCCTCTATGACGATAACGGCAGAGAGGTCGATTTACACACAGTTAAGGCACTTGATTGGATAGACAGCAACGGTGTAACCTTTGATACATCGTATATGTGGGCAGTACCGGTTATTTACGGCAAATCGTGCCACAAGGGCAGAGGTGCGGGCATTATCGGCATAAAAACAGACGCTTTCGACAGCCTTGATGAAGTGTGGTCGCAGTGGATGGACGCTTTAAGAGCTTGCCGAACAAAGCAGTATGTGCCTGAATGTCTTATCCCTCGAAACCCCGAAACCTGTCAGCCGATGTCGCCAAATTCCTTTGACAACCGATTTATTGCAGTAGGAAACGATCTGTCGGAAAACGGCAACGGCAACAGGATTTACACCGAAAGTCCGCAGATTCAGCATGAAAGCTATTTAAGTTCTTATATAACCGCTCTTGACCTTTGCTTGCAGGGTGTTATTTCTCCGTCAACCCTTGGTATTGATACGAAGAAACTCGATAATGCCGAGGCACAGAGAGAAAAAGAGAAAACAACTCTGTATACAAGACAGAACCTTGTTGAGCTCACCGAGAACGCTATGCAGAGCCTTGTTGAAGTTGTACTCAATGCCGACAGTGAGCTTAACGGCAAGGGAATTGTTGACGGAATAGAGGTATCCGTAAACTTCGGCGAATATGCGAACCCGAGCTTTGAAAGTCAGGTTGAAACCGTGTCAAAAGCAAGACAGGGCGGTTTGATGTCGGTTGAAACCTCGGTCGAGGAATTGTACGGCGACAGTAAGTCGGACGATTGGAAAGCCGAAGAGGTACAGAGGATAAAAGAAGAGCAGGGCATTACAAGTGAGGAAGAAACCTCGTCATTCGACGATTTGGCAGGACTGACAGATGAGTGATTACGATATCGGAAAAGCCTTTGAAGAAATCGAAAATGAACTTATTGACAGTATGATGCGCAATTTCAGCCGACACAGAGCGGAGGAAACCAAAGAGGGCTATAATTGGACCCAATGGCAGGCTGAACAGCTCAAAAGTCTTGAAGAGTACCGCAAAACGAACGCCCAAAAATTCGGAAAACAATTCAGCGACATCAACGGCAAGATTGAAGAGATGATACACACCGCAAGAGCCGACGGCAACGCAGAACAGGAAGTGAAAATCCTCGAGGCTATTAAGAACGGCTTTACACCGCATATGCCCACAGGAGCGAGCACAGGCGAGTTTTTTAAGGTCAATAACCGTAAGCTCAATGCTCTTGTAAAATCGACCACAGACGATTTAAAGAGGGCGGAAACGGCAGTCCTGCGTATGAGCAATGACAAGTACCGCAAGGCAATCTTCAATGCTCAGGTGTACGCAAACACCGGTGCAGGCACATACGAAAAAGCAGTTGATATGGCTTGTAAGGATATGCTAAACGCAGGGCTTAATTGTGTGGAGTATAAAAACGGTGCAAGGCACACGCTTTCAGACTATGCGGATATGGCAATCAAGACAGCAAACAAGAGAGCCTATCTAAGAGGCGAGGGCGAAGAAAGAGCTAAGTACGGGCTTTCGCTTGTTGTGGTAAACTCAAGACGGGGCGGTTGCCCTGATTGTGCAAAATATATCGGCAAGGTGTTTATTGATGATGTGTATTCAAACGGCAAAAAATCGGACGGTGATTATCCGCTGCTTTCAACCGCCATAGCGGAGGGACTTTTTCACCCACGCTGTAAGGACAGCACAAGCACCTACTACCCTGAACTTGACGATTTGGGCGGACCTCTCTCCGATGACGAGCTTGCAGAGCTTGACCGCCAAAGAGGACTTGAAGTACAGCAACAGCATGCAGAAAAACAAGCCGAACGCTTTGACCGCAGGGCAAAATACAGCCTTGACGAGGATAACAAGAAGTTTGCTAAAGCAAGAGCAGACGAGTGGCACGATAGGGCGGATAGGCTTGAAGAGCAAAACAAAAATTCTGTTCATAAAATATCTGATACTCAAGAGCAAAAGTTTTTGACTGACACAGAAATTGAAAAATCTGACAGCAATACAGAAAATACAAACAGAAGTGTTGAAAATTCCGAAAATAATGATATAATAGAATTTGAAAAGGGTGTTACGCAAGCTGTTCAAGAAAATTTTACCGATGAATTTGAAAAAATGCAGGACAAATTCGGCAAGATAACAACCATTTCAAGAGTTGGAGTGCTTAATTCCAAAACTTCATCAGATTACGGTGCATTTTATGACAATTCAGGAGAACTTTTGCTAAGATTTGCAAACAAGAAAAACGCACTGTCTAAGCATGCACAAAAGGCACAAGAAATGAAAAAATCAGGTGAATGGTCTTCTGCTCACTCTTTGCATACTTTTAGACACGAAATAGGTCATGCAATACAGCTTGAACACAGATTAAATGACCCATTGTGGGATGATAAACTTGAGCAAATAAGTAAAATAATGGATGGTTTAAATGAACCGATAGATATTGATATAAAAAAATATTCGGTATCAAGATATTCCATGACTAACATAGATGATTTTATTTCCGAATGTATTGCTGAGAGTATGACTAAGAAATCAAGAGCTACAGCGAAGGAAGTTGTAAATATAATAATTGGAGTTGATTAAATGACTGACACTTTTGCAAAATTTTACAAGTGGATGACGCCCTTAAAAAACGGATATAGAAGTATTAAGGATGACGCTCCAAACGAAATTAAGAAAGAGGCTAAAAAAGCCGATGAAGAATATTTCAAAAAAACAGGCAGACATATGCTTCAAATCGACTATTAACTAACCGCTCCTTGTGAGCGGTTTTCGCATTAGAAAGGTGTATTTATGGATGAGAATTTTAAGATTATATATGAAATACTTAAGAAATTAGAAAACAGTATGGATATATCTGAATTTGATAACTCAATATTAAGTTACAAATCGTTGGAAATATCTAAACCAAAATGGTGTAGAATAATAAAAATGCTTTTTGACAGCGGATATATAACAGGAGTGAATGTGTGGGAGTCTTATGATTGTTCCTATCCGCAAGTTGAATTGACAAGACCCGAAATCACTTTAAAAGGTCTTGAGTATTTGCGAGAAAACTCTATTATGCAAAGAATGTATAAAGCCGCAAAGGGAATAAAAGAAATTACACCAGGTTTATAAGTTTATTATTAGCACTTAATCAATCGGATTGAGTGCTTTTTTTAATACCAAAAATCAGAAAGGCGGTGACAAAATGAAAGTAAGAGTAATTACATCGTTCAACGACAAGACCGAGGGGTTTATTAACAGACCGATTAATGAAGTTTTTGAATGCTCCGAGAGCAGAGCAAAAGACCTTATCGAACTTGGCTATGTTAAAGAGGCAGTCGAGGAAGTGCCTGCCGAGGAAAAGCCAAAACCTAAGAGAAAATTGACAAAACATATTTAAAACGCACTTGTGAGTGACTGCACAGGTGCTTTTTTATTGTCCGAAGACGCTAAACTACGGGAGACACCGAGCAAAACTGAAACAGAGAGACACTCTATAAACTGATTACGGGAGACACCCGATAACTGAAAGGATTGATAAAATATGGCAGAAAATAACCCAACACCTACCCCCAACGAAACACAGCCGACACCGCAGGGCAACAATCAGCAGACACCGAGCTTTGATTATGACAAGCTCGCAAGCCTTATTACAGGCAAGCAGAGCGTGACAGAGGACACGGTTTTAAAGTCATACTTCAAGGAGCAAGGATTGTCAGCAGATGAGATGAAACAGGCAATCGGTGCTTTTAAGGAGCAGAAAGCCAAGAACACACCCGATTTTGCAAAAATGCAGTCTGACCTTGAAAATTCAAACAAGGCTAAGCTCATTGCAGAGGTGAACCAGTCGGCTACTCTTGAGGCAGTTAAGCAGGGTGTGGATATTGCAAGCATTCCGTATGTACTCAAAATGGCGGACTTTTCTGCAGTTTCCACAGACGGCAAAATCAACACAGAAAAGCTGACCGAGGCGGTTAAGAAAGTGCTTGACGATATTCCTGCACTCAAAGCAAAAGCAAGCGAAAACGCTGGCGGTGTTCAGAAAATCGGCGGTGACGGCAACGGCAACAAAAATTTAACAGAAGATGCCTTAAGAGGAATTTTCGGCATCAAATCGAAAAAGTAAGAAAAGAGGTAAATAATTATGGCAGTATTAGAATACGCAACTATTTTCAGTAATGTTTTAAGAGAATTGTACGGTCAAGCCCTTACTTGTGATGACCTTTACCACTCAAACTCTGACATTCAGATTATCAACGGTAAGGATATTAAAATCCCGAAACTCTCGGTCAGCGGTTATAAAGACCATACACGAGGTGCAGGCGGTTTTAATTCGGGTACATATTCAAACGGTTACGAAACCAAAACCCTTGACCACGACAGAGATATTGAGTTTGCTATCGACCCTATCGATGTTGACGAAACAAATATGGTAGTAACTGTCGCAAATATTCAGACACGCTTTGAAAAAACACAGGCTATACCTGAACTCGACTGTTATACTTACAGCAAGATTTATACAGAAGCTAAGCGAGTTGGTGCAACAGTAAAAACTACTGCATTAACTGCGGCGAATGTGCTTGCAGATTTTGACGATAACCTTGAGGCTTTTGCCGAAGCCGGTGTACCGCTCGACAGGGTTATTCTTTATGCGACACCACAGTACAAAAAGCTTTTGAAGAATGCAGAGGGTATTCAGAGAACACTTGAAATCAGTTCCGCAAAGGGCATTGACCGCCGTGTTCGTTCCGTTGATGATATTGATAAGATTGTAGAAGTGCCAAGCTCAAGAATGAAGTCTTTGTTTGATTTTACAAACGGTTGTGTTGCTGACAGTTCAGCTAAGCAGATTGACTATATTCTTATTGACCCGGAAGCACAGGTATCAAGAGTTAAGTATTCATATATCAATGTCTATACTCCGCGTTCTGACAGCCGAACAGCTGATAATTATATATATCAGAACAGAAAAGTCAATGGTACTTTTGCCATTGATGAACTTATGAAGCAGGGCGTAATCATTCACGCAGAGGCTTAAAGCGAGGTGAGCAAAAATGAAAGCAATTAAAGACAATAAGTCATATACAGTCAATACAGATGAGGAAGCTAAGACTTATGTATCTCGTGGTTATGATATTCAGGACGACAATGGTGAAATCAAAGAATACGGCTTAGGCAAGAAAATTTCTGTTGATGATTACAATACTTTGAAGAAAGAAAATTCAAAGCTCAAAGCCGAAAACAAAAAGCTTAAAGAGAATATCAAATCAGACACAAAGGAATAAATCTATGTTTGCGGATTACATTGAACAGCAGGGCGGAGATGAAAAAAGCATTATCTCCGCCGCTCACATCGACATTCTGACCTTTAACCGCATTGATTTTGAAAAACTTTCGGAAATGCAGAAGAGAATCATCAGCAGAGTGCATAGCAGACTTACTGCTTTTGAAGAAGAAAATGCCGATATGATTTCTTCCTATCTGAAAAATTACAACATCAGCGGTGTGGGTATGGAGTTTGGCGCAAGTTGGAATTTGATGTGCATAAGCGGTGTGGCAATTCCTGCGGACCTCTACTCTCTGCTTAAATCAACAGGGCTTTGTTATCCTGCAATATGAGGTGATATGTTTTGAAATTTCCGTCACTTGTAAAAAAGCAGTTCTGTAAAACTCCTGTCGAGGTCACAATCTACGATGAGGGTGTTACCGAAGACGGTGCACCCGTTGTTGCCTTCCGCTGCGGAGAAATATACCCGTCAGACACCTTATTGCCGAACACTAATTTGTTTGCGGGTAATGCTCATTGCAATATGCAGTCAAAGGCAAAGACCATATACACAAAAGAACAGAAAATCGTGCAAGTGTCTGCAGTGCTGCTTTTTGACGGTGACATTGCTCCCGACATCCCGACTTTGAGCGCAGGCTTTGTAGTGCTTGACGGAGTAAAGCGTAACATCGTACAAGGCATTAAACACCGCAACCCTGACGGCACAGTGAATTTTACGGAATTGGATGTGATTTAGTGAGCTTTTCTGTAACATCAAAAATCAAGCTGAATTTGCCTTTATTAAAGCAGCTTGATAAAGCACAGCAGACGGCATTGCGCAATACCACAGACGCATTGCTTACGCAGATTAAAAACACGCAAGTAATGCCGTTTGATACAGGTAATTTGCAGAACGAAAGCACATTTGCCGACTACTCAAACCCTGCGAATGGGGAAACAAAAATCGTATCGAGTACACCGTATGCCAGACGGTTGTATTTTCATCCCGAATATAATTTCAGTCGTGAGGAAAACATTGCCGCCGGCGGCAAGTGGCTTGCGCCTTGGCTCAAGGGCGGTACACGACAAAACTTTTGTCAAAAGGCATTTGCACGATTTTACAAACAGGAGGCAGGACTTTGATTTATTTATCTGACATAAGGGACTTTTTAAAGACTGTCTTTAAAGCAGAGCATTACTACATCGGTAAACTCGATAACAAACAAGATAAGTCCCTCGGTGTGTACTCTCTCAAGCAGTCGGGTGCGCCTGTAAGGGCGATTGGTGACGAGAGTACATACAACACAATCAGCGTGTCTTTACTCTTGCATTGGAACAACAACGCAAATGAAACAGAGCGACAGGCACACAATTTATTTGAAACGCTTTACAGTGTAAAAGATGTTGAAATCAACAAACACACAATTTATATTATTGAACTGCTCACGCCCGAGCCTGTCGATGTAGGCACAGACGACAAGGGCGTTTATGAGCAAGTCATTGAAGTTAAATTTTATTACGAAAGGATGTAAATAATTATGGCAGTATCAAGTGGAGTTTATCCATGTTATGAAAATCAGTTTGCGGTAGGTAAGGCAGGTACAGACACCGCCACAACAGCAATCGCAAATTGCGAGGAGTTTTCGGTTGCATTTGACAACGGCGTTGAGGAATGGACAGCGTTTGAGAACGAGGGTTGGAAGTCAAGACTTATGACAGCCAAGAGCGTTACAATCTCTGTAAAGGGCAAGCGTACAATCGGTGACGCAGGCAACGATGAAATCGCAGAGCTTGCGTTTAAGAACGGTACAGCCGCACAGCTTCCGTTTAAGTGGACTTTCCCGAACGGTGCAAGCGTACTCTTCAAGAATGCGGTTATCTCTGTAACAGCAAACGGCGCAGGCGCAAGCACAGGTGTTGCACCTCTTGAATTTGAGGTTATGTCAAACGGCAAGCCCGAATACACACCTGCAGCCTAAGGAGGTATAAAGAATGTCAAAAATCATTGATATTACAAACAAGCTTAATTTTGACGAAAAGCCAAAACTTGTTATCAAAGGCACAGAAATTGAGGTCAACAATGACGCAATTTCTTTCATTAAGACGGTTGCGCTTTTTGACAGCGAGGACGGCGTAAAAACATCGGACATCTTATCGGCTCTTGAACTTCTTTTTGATGAGGAGAACAGAGAAAAGATTGCAAAACTTCATCTCTCGTTTGCCGACCTCTCAACGCTCATCAGAACAGCAACGGAGCTTATTGCTGACGAGGACAGCGAGGGGGAAACTCAGACCCCGGCTACGACTTAATAGATGATTTCGATTTAATCGTATCGAGTTTTAAGTCAGAGTACGGGGTGAGCATTTACTCCGAAGATTTTAAAAAGATGACTTGGGCGGAGTTCAGCTCCCTGCTGTGTGGCTTGGGAGCTGACACGCCTCTTGCGAGAACGGCTCAAATTCGCCTTGAGAACGATGAAAATGTTTTGAAGAACTTTACATCATCTCAACATAAAATACGCAATAAGTGGCGTTCACGCACAGCAAAACAGCGCACACAAGAGAACATCAATACCGCCTTGCATGACTTTGAAATGATATTTGCAAATATGTAAATATTGCATACAATTTTGTTTATTTTTATAAAAATCTTGACTTTTATGTATATTTTTGGTAATATAAAGAAAATGTGAAATAAAGTAACATTTTATTATAAAAGGAGAGATTTTATGAACAGCAAATTTTACAAGGGTTTAACTCTCTGTATTGCGGGGTTTGGTATAATTATAGGTCTATTAATGGCATATGAGTATAAAACTATTGTTGCGTTAATAAGTGTGTGGACTGGTACAGCTTTCTTGTGTTTCATTTTTGGTGGAATTGCAAAGATACTTTTGTACCTTGAAAAATTATGTATAACAGGTAAAGAAGCGGACAATGAACTCAAAGAACCAAGAGCTGACTGGAAATGCCCTGTATGTAGTCAAATAAATAAAGGAAATGATAGGGTGTGTGTCAAGTGTCATTGGAAAAGATTAACTAAAGGTTAATTGGTATATATGAGGGTAGCTGTTAAAATCTATCCATATTGGATTTTAAAACGCTTATACATTTCTTTTGACGGAGAATGTATATCCACTATAAATCTATCCATACTGGATTTTTAAGTAATGGATTAAAAAACAATGAAAAAGCCACTCCAAACGGGGTGGCTAAAATTTTTCAAATTATTTTTAAATAGGTATTGACATATGAACATAAACGGTGTACTATATGAACATAGGAGGTGAATGACGAATGAGAAAAGCTTTTAGGACAACAATAGATGAAGATGTACTATTCGAATTGAAGAAAATGGCACTTGAAAAGGGGTGTCATGTAAATGACATAATAGAAAAATTAGTCATTGATAATCTTCATGAACAGTATTTTACTAAGGACCTCAAAAAATTTCCTGAAATGAATTTAGCAGAAAAGCAATCTTATTTAAAAAGAAGAGTGTCAAAAGTAATACAGGATGTTATGGATGAGTGTAATCTTAAAATAAAACCGTCTAATTTTACTGATATTATGGCAAGAACCATATCAGACTTAATTCTTTCGGACGATATATTGTTTCCTAAAAAGAAATAACGGCAACTATCCACCGACCAAAGCGATTAGTTACCGTTACAAAAAGACAGAAGTATCTCTATCTGAAATCTATTATATCATTTAGCGGAACTTCTGTCAAATTAAAATTATGATAGGAGTTTTTATTATGGCTTGTGTAAAGAATGTAAAAAATGTAATCAAAAGTGTTCGTGGCACTATTAATCCATATTATGATATGGGCTACGAGAACGTTACGGAAATTTATCGTACCAATTCAAGTGTATGTGATATGATTTGCGATGCATTCGCATTTGGATATGCTCAAGGCATTAAAGCTGCAAAAGCTGAAATGAGAAAGGCGGTTAAATGATATGAAAGCTATGGAATACAAAGGACAGAAAGTTATTACAACAGCAATGCTTGCAGAAGCATATGGAACAAGTACAAGTTATATCAGCAACAATTTTTCCCGCAATAAAAGTAAATTTGTTGAGGGAAAGCATTACTTTTATCTCGATGGTGAAGAATTTAAAGAATTTAAGACCAGTCATCTTAAAGATGAGTGGTTGAAACGAGCAAGCCATTTATACTTATGGACCGAACGAGGAGCAAATCACCACTGCAAAATTCTTGATACAGACAAGGCGTGGGAGCAGTTTGAAAATCTCGAGGAAACATATTTCAGAGTAAAAGAAGCGGTTAATGCATTTGTTTCTCCAGATACGGTAAAGTATCTTAACGGTGTTGCTAATTATCTGCGTATTCAGCGTGCAATTATGAAAGACAAAGGATGTACACCTCTTGAAATTGCTCAAATGGATAAACTGACTTGCGATACATATGGAATACCTGTTCCGGATTGCCTGTCAGCCCCTAAGGCATACGAACAGCTTGCGATTGCAGGTATAACACAAAAGAAACTTGAAGCAAAGAACTCATAACAACTAAATAAGCTAATTACAGCGTACATCTTCGGGTGTGCGCTGTTTTTATACCACAAGGGTACCGCATTTTGCCGTGCCCTTTAATTTTACAGAAAGGAGTGTGATTATATGATTACTACAGTTGGCGAAATCGGTCTGAAACTTGTGCTTAATTCGTCAGGCTTTTCTAAATCGCTTAATGCAGTGCAGGAGCAGGCAAACAGCGTAAGCAATAAGATGTCTGCTAAGTTAAAAAAACTCGGTACAGCGGTTGTGGCTGCTTTTTCGGTTGCAGCTGTTAAGAATTTCGGTCAGCAGTGCATTGAATCGGCGGCAGATGTTAATGCCGCAAATTCGCAGTTTGAACAAACATTTGGCTCAATGCAGTCACAAGCTGAAAGTGCTATTGCTACGGTATCTAAAAACAGTGGTATTTTGAAAACACGCTTGCAGGGTGTCGGAACAAGCATTTATGCCTTTGCAAAAACTACGGGTATGGACAGTGCAGACGCTCTTAATATGATGCAAGAGGCTTTACAGGTAACAGCCGACAGTGCGGCATATTATGACCGTTCGCTTGAAGATACCGCCGAAAGCCTGAAATCATTCTTGAAAGGAAACTTTGAAAATGATGCCGCACTTGGCTTGTCTTGTACAGAAACAACACGAAACGCAGCGGCAAACAAGTTGTACGGTAAATCGTTTACGGAACTTTCTGAATCACAGAAACAGCTTACTTTACTTGAAATGGTAAAAGACGCAAATAAACTTTCGGGTGCTATGGGACAAGCAAGCAGAGAATCAGACGGTTGGGAAAATGTAACAGGCAACTTAAAAGAGAGTTGGAATCAGTTGCTTGCGGTTGTGGGCAAACCTATTCTTCAAGTAGCAACTAACATTGTACAAAAGTTGTCGTCAGCTATCGCAAAACTTACAGAATACGCAAAAAATGCGGTTAATTCATTATCCGACCTTTTTAATTTCGATGGCAGTAATACTGCAAGTAATATTTCAACTGCGGCTAACGCTGCTCAAGGTTTGAGTGATGAGGCAAGTAACAGTTCCACTGCGCTTGATAATGTAGCAAGCAGTGCAGAAAAAGCCAAACGCAGTATAGCAGGTTTTGACAAACTGAATATTCTTACGAAAGCTGACACAACAGCAACAGATACAACGCAAAGCGGTTCTACTACTGTAAACAACGGCAGTGTTACTTCAACGGTCAGCAAAAAAACTAACAGCTTAACCCAAAGCAAAACGCTTGAAAGTTTTAAAACTGCACTAACAAATATTAAAGGTGTAGTATCTTCAATCGGTACATCGTGGAAAAATGTATGGAATAACGGTACAGGTAAAAAATTCCTTGAAAACATCAATTCTTTGCTTGATACTGCATTCAGCACGATTGGCGACATTGCGGGAGCTTTCAAAAAAGCATGGGATAAAGCAGGGTTAGGCGACAGCGTTGTACAGTCATTTATCGACAAGTGGAACAGTCTTGTCGAACTTGTAAATACTGTTGGTGACACATTCAGAGAAGTGTGGAATGACGGCAAGGGCGAGAAAATATGGGGTAATATACTTGATATTATTCGCAACTGCAATAATTTCACAGAAACGCTAAGAAACAAGATAAAAGAGGCTTGGGATAAAAACAATACAGGTAAGAAAATATGGGAGAACATTCTCGGTATAGTAGAGGATATAACAGGTTTCCTTGATGATATGTCGCAAATCAGGCTTGAGTGGCTTGAAGACCTAAACCTTGACCCTGTTGCAAAAGCGGTTGAAACACTTAGCGGAGCTTTCCGAGAACTGTTAAAAGCCTGCGGCGATAAGCTAAAACAAGCCTATAAAACTATTCTTTTACCTTTGGCAAAGTGGACTATTGAAAAGGTTGTACCTGATTTGCTTAATGCATTTGCCGGAGCACTTAAAGCTATTTCAGATATTATTAAAAAAATAAGTCCGTCTGTGTTAAAAGCAGTAGCTGGAGGTATCGGTGCTGTTGCCACGGCTGTTTTAGCTTTTAAGACAGGTAAGGCTATTGCGAGCAGTATAGGAAAGGTCACATCTGCTATTCAGAACATCGGAAAAGTAATGAGTGCAAATGCGTTGCTTGCAATAGCAAGTGCAATTACTGCTATCGTAGTTGCGATTGAGGCTTACAACGATTATAAGTGGAACAATTCGTCACTTAGGAAAGAACTCGACAAAACGCAAGAACTTACAGATAAATGGAAATCTTTATCTGATGAGATGTCAAGCAAAATGGACGAGCTTAACGATACTCAACTCGATATGAAAGTCAATTTTGATAATGTGGATAAGCTTAAAGAGCGACTGCAAGAAATTATCAGTGACGGTACAATTGACGAAGACGAAAAGGGCGAGTATAAGACAATAGTCGATTTGTTGTCTGAAAAAGTCAACGGTTTTGACGAGCAGTGGAATACTCTGACACTTGAAGAAATTGACGGTAAAATCGTTATCGAAGACAACATAGACGAAGTTTCTGAAAATCTTGATGATTTAGTAAATCAATGGGAAATAGCACAAGCTAAGTTGACACTGAGTTCAATGTATTCTGATTTATCTACAGCGAAAGCTAAGAAAGAAATCGAAGTTGAAGCATTGTTAAAAGAAAATAATACAGATGAAGCAACAAAAGAATTCATTGACGAAATTTATAATCAAAGTAAATTAAGTAAAGATGAAGCTAAAATACTCGCAAATGAATTGATTAAGCAAAAAGGTGACTTAACAAAGACAGCACAAGAATTGCAAAGAAAATTAGATAGTGGAACATTAAATAAAAATGTGTATAAAAATTTATACGATACTATCGGTAATAATTTTCAAAACTTTTACACCCCAGAGGGTAGTATTCGTTCTTTATTTTGGAATATTGGCGCAACTGATAGAGCAAAAAGTGCCGCGGCAAACATTGCAGAGATGACCGATGAACAGCAAAAAGGACAAGACGCACTTGATGGATATAGTCAAAAACTTGAAGAAACAGGTGATTCACTTAGCGTTCTGAACGGTGGGACAAAAGACTACAGCAAATATATTAAACTTGTAAATGATGATATATTAAGTCAAGACGCCGTACTTTCATTATTGAAAGATGATAACATTACAACTTGGGAAGAGCTTGAAGCAGCGGCATCAAATTCTGTAAAAATGTCATCTAACAAAGTTAAAAAGTCATCAAGCTCTATTATCAGTGATAATGAAAACACACAGGGTGTACTTATCGGTTCAAAAGATAAATTCAATGAACTCGGCGATACAGTTCAAACATCAAGCTCAAAAAGTGCAGACAGTTTCAGTAAAAACACAAGTAAGATTACTTCTTCTACTAACTCGATGATTGGCAAAATGCAAAAAGCCTTAACACCTATCAAAAACGTGTTCTCTAATGCTTTTAGTCCGATTTATGACATTCTAAAAACTCCTCTTAACAATGCACTAACAGGACTTGAAAACTTTATAAACGGCTTTATTTCTGCAATCAATAAAATGTTGTCGGGTGTGGACACGGTTGCAAATTCGATAGGCAAGTTGTTTGGGCAGGAATGGCACGCAGGTCGGCTTAATAAGGTTACCTTGCCAAGGCTCGCCAAAGGCGGACTTGTCAAAGCACCGACACTTGCGGTAGTCGGAGATAACGCAGGAGCTAATTCGGGCAATCCGGAAGTTATTGCGCCTCTTAACAAGTTACAGGGTATGCTCGACAATTCGGGCGGTCAGGATACGGTAATTCTCGGCGAAATTCTGTCGTATCTTAAAAAGCTGTATGAGATGTTCGTAATATTCAGAAACAACGGCGGTAACTACTATCAGTTTGTCGCTGAAATTAACGGCAATGATATTTTTAACGAAATCGTAAAGCAAAATGAGCTTTATAAAAACCGCCATAACGGCAAATCGGCATTTGCGTAAAGGAGGTGCAGTATGTCAAATTATAAAGGTTATTTACTAAAATTCGGAAATACCGAATTTCCTAATAACTATTTTGCTGAATATTCGTCAACACCTGATCAGCGTATGGACAACGATGCCGAGCGTGACGATAACGGCAGTTTACAGCGTTCAACACTGCCGACAGGTAAGACAAGCATTACTTTTTCTACCCACATTCTGCACTTGAACGAGAAAATCAATATGCAGAATATTATTAATTCTGCAATCGTGAACACAGTACAACGCAAATGCTATGTTACATATTGGAATGATGAAACCAACTCATATGACAGCGGATATTTCTATATTCCCGATATTGAGTTTTCGGTTATGGACGCAAGCAAGACAGACATCCGCTACAACCCAATAAGCATTGAGCTTATTGAGTATTAAGGGGGTGCGGTATGATAAATTTAACAGATGAGGTCAAAAAGCAACTGTTGAACGACAGCTTGCAAAGGGAAATAATTATCAGCTTTCTTGACGACGATATTCCCAACATCACGGGCGAGAATATTGTATCTGAAAGTCTTGAACTTACGCAGGCAATCAGTGACGGCAAGGAGTTTAAACTCGGCGGCTGTATTGCAGGTCAGCTTACTGTAAGAGTGATAAATGTTGATACAGAGCTTAACGGCAAACGCATTAAAGTTATGATGAAACAGTCATACAGCAAGGGGCTTTTATTTCCCTCGGATACAGTATTGCCGAGTGCAGATTTATATTGCGGTTATCAGTCTGGAATTATTGAGGTGTCGCTATTCTGCGGTACTGTCAACAGCTCATCAAGACAGAAAAACAGGGCGGTAAAGGAAATTATCGCATATGACGATTTATATCTCGCTTCACAAAAATACGCTTACAACTACTTTACAAGCCTTGCGATTTATTCGCCAAAAATAAGTTTATATGACTTGAGAGTATATCTCTGCAGCAGCTTTTTAAAGGATTATGATTACGAAAACGAATTTACAGGCTTTAATGACAGCAATGAGCTGTCGCTGAAATTGGATCTTGTAAAATCGGTTTTCAATGACAAAACCACGATAGCGGACTTGTTGAGTGCGTACTGCGAACTTAATGCTTGTTTTGCAATTATGAGCGGAGAGGGCAAGATAAAGTTTATTCAAATTCTAAATCCTAAAACCGAGGTCGTTGACAACTACAGCAACCTCGACTTTGAGGAATACACAACACGCAGTATTAATCTTATTAAGTTTAAGTACAACAAGGACAGCTATTTTTCGTACGGTCATACAGAAGAAGAAAAACAAAGTTGGTATATATCGGACAACATAATTACTGCTTGCTGTACAGACATTGCAGGTATTGTTACAAGTTTTAACGATAATAAAGGTAACAACTACATCTTTTACAATTTGTATGCTTACAGGCCTTTTAAAGCTGATGTTTACGGCAGGTGGTGGCTCGAATGTGGCGACAAGGTGAGCATAAAAACAGGCTTTACGGACACGGAAACGGTTGATAGCTTTGTTTTTGAGCGCACACTTAAAGGTACTAACGGAATGAGAGTTGGTATTACGGCGAATGGTACAGAATATTTAGGAAAGGATGAGATAAATGAGTTACAGCAAAATTAATTGGGTTGACGGAGCTGTTCCGGCGCTGAACGCAACAAACTTAAATCATATGGATGACGGTATCTACAACAACAGTGTGGACATAGCGCTTGCGGATGGCAACATCCACACGCTAAGCGAGAGAATAATTGCGATTAACACAGCCTTATCTGCAAAGGCAGATAAAAACGAGCTTGAAGATGAAATAACAGACATTGACGAAACAGTGACAATGAAGATTAATCTTAAAGCTGATAAGGCGAATACTCTTGCCGGTTACGGAATTACAGACGCTTACGATAAAACATATCTGAATAGGGCATTAAATGACAAACTTATCAAAATGCCGTTTGATACCGTGCCTGCGGCAAACAGCCCAAATTATGTTACAAGC